GCACCTTGCCGTCCTGTATGCTCCAATCTGTATCTGTGTCGCGGGCCTCATCGCGCATATACTGCCTGGCCATGCCGTACATGACCTTGCCGCGCGGCAGGGGCTGGCCGCCAAGTTCTGGCGTGTGTCCGGCCCCGGCCCCTTTATCTGACAAAGCGCCCTGGCACGTCCGCACCCGGTCAGCGGGCAGGCTGCCAGCCGCCAGCGTTGTGTTAACCGTGGCAAAATTATAAGCCCGGTCACCGTCTGCAGCTAAAATTGACAACACTGTGTCCACGCCATTTTCACGCCAGGCACGCACCTGGCGAATGTTGCCCTTGAAAATCAGCCCCATGTTGCTCTGATATCCCGCAGACAAGGCAACCTGCGTGAATTCGCGCTGGATTTTGCTGGCCGTGGCTTCTGACAGATTGTAGACGTTGATTTCCGCGCTGTTGGGCGTTTCCACATCGCCCTTTTGGGTCTTGAACGTGATGCGCAGCTCACCAAGATCAAGACCATTGCCCGCATCTGAACCAACAATCAGGGAACAGGCGCGCAGCCAGCAGCGGCCCTCTTCGTCACTATTCTTGCTCATACTCTTCCCTTGTTGCAAAGAGCAGCAGCACCCCTTCGCCCAGGTTTTCAAACGTGGGCGGCATATCGCCGGACACGTACAGCCCGCCGCCAAGGGCAAGGTACGCATACGGGGCCAGCAGATCGCAGCCAGCTACAAGCGGGATGCCGCAAACAAGAGGGGTAATGTCATCAGGCTGGTCAAACAGGTCCAACAACCAGCCCCCAGGCAGGCTAGCAATCGGGCTTTCAGCCCAGCGCAGCACCAGGCGCAGTTCGCGCCCAGCCAAGGCAATGCCGAAGGCTTGCGGTTCGGGGGTAAGGGGAATTTCATACAGTGCCATGTTGGCACTGTATGCATAAGAAACAGCGCGGCCTACCCTGATATAGTTCAGGGTAGGCCGCGCTGTTGGCAAAATAAGATGTCTGCTTAACCAAAGCCCGCTTTAAAAATACTCTGGGGTTTGGCCTGCTTCTGGCCTTTGTCGCTTACGTCGCCTGTTTTAGCGGCGTTTTTATGTCTATTGCGCGGCGGCACACTGGCTGTTTGCGTGCGTACAATTATGACTTCCCGGCATTGGGCCGTGACCAGTAGGGTCTTTTCTGTGGCCTTGTCAGTCATAGTGCTGACATTTTCCAGCAGCATGTTTTCATACAGACGCTTGCCAGTAACGATAGACAGCGGCTCACGCTTGCGCTGCAGCTCAAGCAGTTTTTCATACATCTCCTGCGCCTTACCTTCGCCTGTAGTATCCGATACGCCCGCTCGAATTGTCACAACAGCGGCATTAACATACGCATGATCATTAATGTTGGCCCCCTGTTCCACGGGATGCTCGGTAATTGTCAGCTTGTCTTCGTGCTGCTCTTCAACCGTAACGGCGAACTGCAGGCCGCCAAGGTTACGCCCGGTTATAACTGTACCTTGATCACTCATCGCACGGCCCCCTGAGTGTGCCTGGCCATGTCTGCCGCCAGCCGATCCTGTGTGCCAGCCACTTTGCCCGCGACCTGGTCAGGGTTCTGCGCGCCGTTTACGTTGATTTCCGTCTTTGACTCCACCTTGACTTCGCTGGACTTGTGGCTTGCAGCCAGGGCAGGCATGGGCTGCGGCGTCAGCGCCGGGCCGCTGGGGGCTGTCATGTTCATATTGCCAAGGCCCAGTTTGTTCTTGGCCCAGTCTGGCAAAAAGTCCGTCATGCCAGCGACCTTATCTTTAAGCCAATCGCCCAGGGGCGAAAAAAACTCTTTGACGCTGGCCACTGCTCCTTCTGCCCATGCCGCAAAATCGGGAAAAGCTTCGGCAACACCGTCCCATAAATGCGCGAAGAACTCCTTGATCGGCTCCCAGTACTCAATAACCAGGGCGGCCAATGTGAGGATTATACCAAGCGGATTGGCCCGCAAAATACCGAACAGCAGTCTGAAAGCGCCAGCAACACCGCCAATGATGCCTGTCAGGGCCAGCAACACGGCTTTGATTGCCAGGCTTATTCCAACGCCCCAGGCAATAGCCGTAAACAGCTTTTCATTTTCACGGCAGAACGTAACAACCTTGTCTATTGCCGCGCTCACAGCCCGGCGTACACCTTCAATGCTTGCCGCCCACGGCCCCCAATCAAAGTAGCTTTCACCACCTTCCATGTACGTAAGGTAGTCGTCAATAAGCCCAACAACTGCGGCCAGCCCAGCTACCACCATGCCCAGGGGCGTTGCCAAAAAACCCGCATTAAGCAGCTTCCAGGCGGCAATAAACAGCACAATGCCTTGCACCAGCTTTTTTTGCCCGTCGTCAAGCTTGTCGTACCAGCCCACCAGTTGAGAGGCCCATGTGACCACGCGGCGCACAAAAGCCCCCACGGCCCCGCCCACACGCAACACCACGGCAATGATAACTTCAAACATGCGCTTGATCTTGCCGAAATTCTCCATGACCACGCGGCGCAGATGCTCAATATCCCCGCGCAGCTTGCCAAGAAAAGCGCCGCTCACTGACTTGACCAGCAGAGCGCTCATGGTCTTGAGCTTGCCAAGCTCGCCCATGAATGCCTTGCTGTCTTCTGCCGCCTGCCGCGCATCGCGCCCGGCCACAGCGTACATGGACGAAAACTCATCTCTGAGGGCGCTGACGTCCCTGGTGAGCATGGGCACTAAAGTGGGATCAATGCCCATACGCTTGGCGTACAGTTTTGCGGCCTGGTCGTTCATGCCCCGCATACGCTCACCAACGCGCTCAAGCAGCACGCTGGTGTCTTTGATGTGCGGGTATTTGTCTTTCAGACCGCCCAGGGCAGCGGCTACAGTTTCGGCGCTGGCCCCGGTCTGTTCCGCCACATAATTCAATTCTTCAAGTTTCTGGATCGGCACGCCAAGACTGTCCGCCTGTTTGGCCAGAGCAACCTCACCTTCGGCAATGCGCATGATGCCAGCAAAGGCCGCACCGGCGGCAATAGAGATGGCCGCACCAAAGCCCGCAACTTTGGCCAGAGCGCTCTTGAGGCTGCCTTCATCAGCCTTAAAACCCACGGAGGCCAAAAATTCGGCAATCGTTACAGCGGCCACTACTTGTCTTTATCCTTCAGCGCCCGTAAATAGCGGCGCTCGTTTTCGTCCAGCACATTCAAGGCGTCATTCATAATGGCCAGGTCGGCCAGATCCAGCGTGCCGTCTTTCAAACTCTCATACCTGCACATGCCGCGTACAACTGGCCGTAACAGCCAGTCTTCGCCGTCCGGCATACTCAGCCAGTCAACGCTTATGTCGTCGTCGTTTCCTGTCCCGGCGCTTGCGCGAACGCCGGGAGGGCGCGAAAAAAACCAGAAAGGTTGGCGCTGATGGTATGCACCGTGAGCGACAGCAGGGTCAGAAGATCCAGATCCGGGAACATGAGTTGGCCGTTTACGCGCATGGGAGCCCAACCACCACCAGACTGCTTTATGCTCACCACGTCCAAGGCGGCATTGCATACGTATTCCAGATTTTCATCGGGCAGCTCGCCAATGACCGCGCACAAAGGTTCAAGCACGTCGGCCAGTTTTGCATCGTCACCGCCAGCACTTTCAAAAACACTTTGCAGCTTGCCCAGCACGGGCGCTGCGCGCTTCAGCACGTACATCTGCGCAAAGGCGTTGAGCTTACCGATTTTGTAAGCCGTGCCCTGTATTTCAACTTCTTTCATGGCCATTCCTTTTATTATTCAAGTTCCGGCGTACCACTGCCGATTTGCCCTTCAATCTTGCCTGCGTGGAACGTCCACTGCAGCGTGCCGCCCTCCTGGGCGAACACCTTGTCCGGCGCTTTGGCAAAAGCCACATACGAGCAGGTGACAGTATCGCCACGCGCCACATCACGCACAGTGATCGTGTTGCGGCCCCAGTTGGCGCTGGATTGAGCCTGATAGTTATACAACTGCTGAAGCAGCCGATTGACCTGGCTTGTGCGCAGCAGGTTCACGGTAACAGTGCCGGAGGCATCAGCAATCAGGCTGTGCATTACAGCCCCGTCAGCGCCAATGGTCATGGCGTTTTTGTCGCCAGTGGCGGCGATAGTCACCCCCTCCTGGGCAATACCAGCCCGGTCACCGGACAAGGGGAAGTTGCCCCCCGGCCCGCTGATGGCCGCGTGTACGTCCAAAAAAGAATATGCAAAACTCATAATTACCCGCCTAGCGGTTTACGTTAATAGCAACATCAACGCTGTGGATGGCACCGGCCAGTTTGATGGCGCACTGGATAGGCGGGGCAACGCGCTTTTCACGCTCACTCTGCGCCTGCAGCTCAATGGGTTCGGAATACACATAGTAGCCCTTGGGCAGATAGTCCCCGCGTTCAAGTTGGCCGAAGCCGTCGCCGTTCCAGGTGCCGGGAGCCACCAGGCCATTGTTTACGGCCTGGTCAAGCACGTTTTCAATGCAGGTGATGAGCTGATGCACGCCGCTGTTTGTCTGCGGTATCTTGGTCTTGCTCTGGTAGAGCAGGTTCCACAGTTCGGTCTGTACGGCGTTCTGCAGCCAGTCAGTGCCGTGGATTTCATCAAACCAGGCATCGCCGCTCATGACGCCTTCCTGCAAAATGGCCGTATCGTTGTTATACTTGGCAAACACGTTGCAGCGTTTGGCAGCCAGGGTATTGGCCTGACTTTCCGTAAGACCTTCGGCTTCAACACTCGGCAACTGCTTGAATTTGAGCGTGATGGTGCTGCGGTTGGCCGAAAAATTGACCGTGAATGCCCGACCAACAGCGCTGACAGCGGCATATTTATTGGTGCTGTAGCAACAGAACAGGCGCGACAATTTAAGCGCCTTGCCACGGCTGGCCAGGTCATCCGTGAATGCGGCGTCAAGCACGCGGGTGTCCGTGATGGTGGCGGCACAAATGCGGCTTTTGGCGCTGGCCTGAACGTATTGAGCAACGGTCAGGTGGTCATCAACGGTCAGGCTGGCGTCGGCAATGGCCAGGCCGTACCAGTCTCCACGGTCAGCCAGCTCAACAACGCATTGCTTGATGGTTTCTGCGGCCAGCCCGTCTTGCGGAGCCAGGGCCGTCTCTGCAGTCAGCTTGAGGGCGGCGGCAATGGGTATGCCGCTGGCGGCGTCCGTGCAGTACGTGAGCGTAGCGCCCGGCCCCGTGGCCGTGGTTGTCAGCGTAAACCGCTCGCCGTCCCACGCGCAGCCCACGCCATAGGCGGCAGCCTTGGCAGTGATGGCAGACGCCACGGCGTTGAGGTTTGTCACCTCCGAAAAATCCAGACCGGCGATGTCGTGCGTATCACCAGCAACATGCAGCGCCAGGCTGCCGTCTTCAATGCCCGTCCATTGCACGAGCGCCGCTTCTTCAGCAGTGAGAATGCCGCCGCGCAACATGGCGCTGGCAGGGGCCTTGAGCCAGCGGCCGATATGCAATATGGCCGGGCGCGGGCTCTGGCTGAAAAACAGTTCCGCCGCAAGATACTCCGGCGCTTCAAGGCCAAAATCAGCCGCAACCCCGTCAATACTGGTATAACTGCGGATGCGTTCGCTGGGCGGGATCACGTCGGACGGCCCGACGATAAGCAGCACGCCAAAGTTGCGGCGGCTGGCAGCCAGGGGCTGCAGATTGATGGTCACATTGACTACGCGGTCAACGGCAAGAGCTTTTGTAGACATATATTCTCCTTAACGGGAGCGGCCACACAGGCCGCATGCTTGTACGCTTGCCAAATCTTTAATGTCCGTGCGGCCTTCGTCCCCTGGCTTGTCTTCAACCATTTTCGGGCCGCGCGTCAGGGTGATCTGTATGTCCTGGCGGCGTATCCATTGCCCGCCCACCAGTTCCGGCGCGGGTATAATGTCCCCTGCAGAGACAAAAGCCATGTTGGCCAGGCTGCGGAGCATGGCGCGGTTCTGCTCAATCATGAGGCCATTGCGCAGGGCTTTGGCATTGCCGTTGGCCCCAGGGCCGTAAAAGCTGCACATGATGACCAGGCGCTCATGCACGTCAAGGCGTGTCTCGCCGTCTTCGTGCCAAGCCGTGCCGCCTGGTGCGCCGCCATTAATCACGCCAAAGGCGCACCAGTTAATTTCCGGTCCCGGAACCTTGGGCGGGTTTGGCTGCCAACGGGGGCGCACCAGGTGGCCGGGCAGGTCGGTCAGCCCGCACACAAGCGCCTGTAACGCATCTTCTTCAACCTGCGTTTCCGGCCCTGGGGCGGGGCGCAGCCAGCCAGCCCGCAGACTGTCGCCGGGCGGCGTGGCGGCATCACCCTGCATGATCCGGCTCCTTCTGCACCAAGGCGCGGGTGTAGCCTGGCCAGGTTTCAACAGCGGCCACAAAATACCTTGCACCGCCGTACAGCACGCAGTCGGTAGCTGTGCCGTCGGCCACGCTGCCAACGCGCAAGGGCTGCCGCGTGTAGATGGTCAGCGTTTCCTTGTCGCGCTCGCCTTCGGGCAGGCGCTCCAGCTCGCGGGCGGTGGCAGGCTGCACAACGCCTGTCATGCCCGTGTGCTCTTCAACAAATTCGGCCCGGCCCCTGTCGTTTACGGTTTCCGCCCGGCGTACTGCCGTAAACGGTACGTTAAAGGCCGGATCATCCAGCAAAAACGATATGTCCATCATGCTTTGCCTCCCGGCGTAACAAAGCTCTTGCCCTTTTTGCGTATGACGTAGGTATGGCTTTTCATGAGTTGTGCGGTGTCCAGCAGGGGGTTGAGCTTGCCTTCCTCCCGGCGGGATTTGCCCCGTTTGACGTTGCCTTTTTTGTCAGTCAGCACCTTGCCTTCCGCGTCCTTCTTGGGCGCGGCATAGTCCAGGGTGGCGTCTTGCAGCGGCGGCCAGTCATTGTCCGTAAATTTGGCCCGCACGGCGTTCTGGCCAAGCAGGCCGATCTTGTTCAATGTGGGTTCAATGGCGGCTTCATTGCCTTCCAGAGCCTGTTTTGCCGCCCCTTTGAGCAAACTTGCCGCTTCCGCCCTGATATCTTCCACCCCCGGTAGAAGGTGAGGCCGGGCAGGTATGCCCGCTGCCGGAGCGCCGTATTCGTGCATGTAAGACAGTTCGGCATTATTGATGCCGCCCTCGCGCGGTGCAGCGTTTTCCCCCGCATGGGGCCGATTGTTCTCCGCTGGAACGCCGATGAACACGTCCTTTTCCGTCAGGGCCTCGATCGCTCTGCGGATTTTGCCGGTCATGTCGGCTACCTGTTTGACGCTGAGGGCAGGCTTCATACAACCATGCCTCCAGCGCCTACAATCTGCATGAGCTGCCACAACTGTTGGCCGTAAACAGTGCTGTTATATTGCCCGGCATTGATCAGGGCACTGCCCTGGCCAGAAGCCCCGGCCCGCGTGACCGCATGGGACATGCTGCCCACGGTTTTTGTTTCAGACGTTACGGCCCCGGCTGCCGCATCAATGCCGCCAGTGCCGTCTTTGGCCTTACGGGCTTCAAGCTCCAGCGTGAGTTGGTGCGCAACATACAGGCTCACGCCCTGGTCAAGCAGATCGTCCCACCGCGTGGCGGGCAACAGCTTGCCCGCCACGGTGAGGTAAAACTGCACACGCGCGTCCGGCACCAGATCCGCAGTGAACTGCGGAAAGAATTCACGAAAGGCCGCAACGTCCATTGCTATATGCCGTCCGCGTAGGCCACGGTCTCAGGGTAAACAAATTCCATTTCACCCAAGGCCGCGTAGTACGTGGTGATCTGGTACAGCCCGCGATATTCAACAGGAGTATGCTGCAGGGGCACGAGAGGGTAACGCACAAACTGCCTGTTTTTGGTGTAGGCAACCATGCGGTTTTTCTTGGCCGCGCCTGCGCCCACCAAGTGCTTGACCGGAGCTATTTCCAGCAGACGGGCATTGACGGTATTGCACAGGCACTGTTCACGCACGTACTGCAGGACACTCTGACTGCCCGCTTCGGTCATGGGCTGGGTCAGCCTGGTCATGGCTGTGGGCGGCAACAGCAAGCGGTCGGGCAGAACAGCATAGCCGCTCTGCGCCCAGGCTGTTTCCAGCAGGCCGTTAATGTCCTGCAAAATTTCCGTGGGCGTGGCCGTGGTCCAGTTTTTTGTTATATTCATGGGTGTAATGCCGGGGTTATTGCACAGGCCCGTGGCCCCTACTGCGTCATCCCCAAGGTATACGACCTGGTCAATGTCCATCTGATGTTTCAACTTCAGTCCGTCAAACTTCTGCTGGTCAATGGGACGGCCCACACGCTGGGCTGCGGCCAGTTCCTGCACTGTAAAGCCGATTTCCTGCCCCCACAGGCGCAAGGGTTTGCTGGTCTTGTCGATACTCACGGCAATACCGGGGATGGCGTTACTGTCTTTGCCAATCCAGTTGATGCCGTTGGCGTAGATGCCGCCAGCAGCAGCAAAGGACGAGTTTGTAAAACTGCTCACCTCGTCGCCCAGGGTCACGTCTTCGCGCAGATCAATGTCGCGGCCCCAGGTAACGGAAACAAGGGGTGCGTGCAACTCCGGGTCAAGGCGTTCAAGTTCGCCTATAAGGAATGCCCCGGCATCGCGGATGGTTTTGCCGTCAAGGGTAAACATAGTCGCTATCGCTCCTACAGATTGAAAGAAATTTCGACGTTGCCGCTGGCATCGGCATCGCCCATAAAGATGCAGCCCGGCACGGCCACGTTTTTGCCAGCAACGGCAGCGGCCTCAATGTCGCCCACGTCCTTGCCAGTTTCGGCGGTGTGGCGCACATAGACCTGACCGCCCTTGGCCGCAGTGCCCTGGGCAAGTTTTATGGTCATATAGCCGCGCCGCAGCGCGTCCTGAATGCTCCCAACCTCGGCGGCGGTCATCTGCGTGGGATAGGGGCGAACCATAAAACCGTAAACGGCATCACCGTCAGCCACGGGGGCAAACTTGCCGTCATCGTCCAGAGTCACAGGCGCGCCATAGGGCACGGTGGCAGTCATAAAACCAGCTTCAATGGTAGCTTCGGTCTTGCGGCTCACATCGCCGGGGAACCCGGCGGGCATGCGGTTAAGAATAGCGGCCATTACTTGCCCCCCTTATAAAAATCGGCGTTGAGTTTGTTGATGTCTGCAGGAGTGACCGCCTTGCCCTTGCCGGAACCGGAGCCGGAACGGGTCAGGCTGTCCGTGGTGCGGCGGTTGTTGGCGTCACCTGCCAGGGCCGAAATTGCCATAAACGCCGCACGCACATTACTGGAACTGGCGCTGGACAGTGGGGTATTTCCCAAAATGCTTTCAACAATGCGCCTGGTGTCCGCATCGCGGCAGGCCAAGGACAAAGCACCACGGCGCACGACATCGCCGCCGTCGCCAACCCGGCAACCAGACAGCCCCATGCGTTGTGCGCGGCGTACCGTGTCAGCATCCGCCAAACGGCGGGGTTTGCGGTCATTGGCTTTGCCCTGCGGATTTTCTTCGCCTTCTTGCGTGTCGCTGTCGGTAGTGGACTCTTTTTCGTCCTGGGTGGTGTCGTCATCGCCCAGGGCGGTTTCTTCATCCGCCTGCTGCGGCTTGATTCCTTCAACGATGGTGCGCAGCAGTAGCTTGATTTCTTCAAGACTGGCGGCCACGTCATCATCGGTGGTCGTTACAGGCGGCTCCTCATCGCCAAGGGGTTGTTCTTCATCCTGCGCGGCCTTGCTTTCTTCCGCTTCGGCGTCCTTCAGCAATTTACGCAAGCTATCCAGCCAGCCAGGCTTTTTGCCCTTCTTCATAGGGGTCTCCCTTTTGTCTTTGATTTTTAGGCGCGCCCCGCCCCGCGCGTGGTCTACAAGCGCCACATGATTGCCCCTGATGTTGATCTGCCGACCTACGCCAGGGCGGATAACTTTAAAGCCCGCATCATACCCGCAAGACAGCTCGCGCAAGCCGCCCTGCACGGCCTCAATGGCCTCCGCATCCATAATCAGGATATCGCCCAGCATCAGATCACTAGCCGCGCCATCGCCACGCCGCACGTTCAAAACGATGCCGCGTGCAAGATCAGACCAGTTTTCCGGGGCCACATCTTCTTCAGGGTGATCTATTGTCAGGGGCTTGCCTTCAAAGCTGGCCAGGGTGGCGGGGGCAAAGACCTCATCTGCGTCGCGGTAGATGAGCACCTGGTCACCGTCAAAGCCTTCAACAACTGCGGCGTCCACCTCTTCGGGGAGGTATTGCATGGTTCCAGTGCGGGCCAGGGCAGCGCCAAGACAGAGCAGGTAGCCTTCCGGCGTTTGCTCCATGTGATCGGAGAGCTTTGCGGTGGTATAGATACGCATAGGCAAACCATGCGCAGGTCGGCAAAAAAAAGACACCCTGAAATTGTTCAGGGTGTCTTGGCGTGTATTATGAGGGATGGCCTTGCGTTATGGCGTCAAGATTAAGCCGTTTACGCCCCGTTTACGGGACGCGGAAACTGTTTTTCCGTATCAGCGCGTGCGCCCGCTGCGTTTGCGGCGCTCAGGCGGCGTTTTGGGGCAATACCTCAAACTGACCAGGCTCCAG